ACATCAGATGGCGCGATCTCTACGTTTGCAGTAGCTGAGGTTTCTAATTCGTATTTTTCGATGCCGTTAATTGAACCGTCTCCGGTTCCTGGTTTTATCGTGACAAGGTTCGGTTGCAACAAATGGATTTCGTCTATCCGTGCATTTGGCCCACCAACCCCTGCCCGTTTAAAATATAAATAGGCATTACCAAATATTAATAACTGTTCTGTTATGTTTTCAATTAAATCAACAGTTGTCCAATCTGGATTCGGTTGCCGTAAAAGTTGACCAAGCGGACCGTCAAAATCTTCATATTCACCGCTAGGGGTTGCGACAACTGCGTTGAATTCAATACTTGAGACACTGGTAGCAAGCTCTCTAATGCAAGAATAAACGACGGGGTTTTGTGCTATCGTATCCGCGTAATATGCCAAACCTGCGTCTTGGGTATTTTCTGAATAATTGTCTGTCAGTGATTCAGAACCTAGCGCAACAGTTAGCGCCAAGTTTTGCGCTTTCTCTTCCTTGTTTAATTCCTTAGATCGGAACGGCCAAAAACGGTTAGCCATATATCTCCAAAACGCCAAGCAGTCATAAAGTATCATAGAAAGCATTAAAAAAATACAAATTAGATACCGTTATTATCTTATTTTACTTTTAGGGGTTTACAATTAGTTGCTTTGGGTGTACTATTGCTTTAGCAAGTTAAGGAGCTAGAAAAAAATGAGCGTTACAGAATACAACCGATATCAAGCAGATATCAGAAAAGCAGAAAGAGAAGAAGAAGCAGCAGCAGCAGAAAGAAAAGCGGATAAAATCGAAAGAACAAAGAATGCCGCAATTACTGCATACCTTGCAAAAGTTGGAAAATCAACAAGTGAGACAATAGAGTGGAACCTAAGTACGGTAATAGTAACCAGTGCCGGCGAACCTGTTTACTATGAGGATTTTGAAAAGTACGTAAGACGGGCAGATTATTCTTTAGCCCATTTAGATGATTATCCAAGCCATAAAGAGTACTACGCCGCTTATAGTGCAGCAAGAGAAAAAATGGACGAATTAAATATACCGTTCACAATCTAAGGAAATAAAAAAATGGAAACAGAAATTCAACCAAAATTACATTACAAAACAACAGAAGTGGCAGAGTTACTCAACTGTTCAACCCGTCACGTTACAAATTTAATGAGGGCTGGAAAGCTGAAGTACTGGAAAGATGGTACCTACAACAAGGTACCCGCTGTAGAATTAGAGAGATACATAGAAGAAGGTTACCAACGCGCCACAGAAAGGCGGGAGGGAAACCTTTGTACTCATCGAATGGAAGATGGCGATCTATGTTCTAACTATGTCGCTAGTGAAGACCTTTGTTACACACACAGTAAAGAGAAAGATGACATGAGCGATCCAATTGGAAGAACATCAGAACAATATACAGAAAGGGAAAAATACAGCGAGTTGCTCATAGTTTTATATAAACTAGGGGAAACAATTCAGGCAACAATTGATGATATCGAAGAAATTAAAAGAGAGGAATTCCAAGATGCAAACTAAAACATGTAAGCAACGAGTTGACGCACACTGGATAAGTAGAAAAAAGGATCTAATTGAATTTATAGAATCCGAGAATTACGAAGGTTTAGACGAATACTTTTTAGAGGCAGCAGAAGTTGAAGCTATCCCGGCAGTAAGTCCTAAGGGTTTGCATTTACAACACGCACCATTTAAAAAGCTTTTGATCTCCTGGGGTGGTCCTAGTGAAGAAATCCGGTTCTATGAAGATGGAATCGCCGAATTCGTTTTGTTGGATTGGGGGGATAAAGCCGAAATTGAGATCGCACCAAAAGGCGATCTAGGTGATGATCTAATTGCTCATTTCTTGCGAGACTATTTTTTCGATGTTTAGTTTTTTCTTCTCTCTCCTTGTGGTTGCTGGTATTGGCATCTATAGCAGCAACCACGCACCCCTTACAGAACAACAAGCGCGATCCGTACTATATCTAGCAGGATGGCCAGAAGGGGTTCACAAGCAAGCCTTAAGCGTAATGTCGTGTGAATCTAGTTTAATAACAGATCGGATCGGTGATAGCGGAGACAGTTTAGGATTGTTTCAGATTCAATGGACACCTAAAACCTGGATGGGGTGGAAATACTACAAACCACTAGAACACCTAAAAAACAAAAACATAATTGGTCCGCTTGTTAATGCACGCGTAGCGCTAATTATTTATCAAGAATACGGGTGGACACCTTGGGTGTGCAAACCTTAAACTGTCCCAGAGAACCAGTAGCCGACCGTTCACCTTTACTCATCTTTTGTTGGTAACTCCACCACTCGGCTGCTGGCTCTTTCAATACTGAATGTCATCTCTTTATCGGCTACAGTAATTGAACGCTGATCAATATTAATTAAAGGTTGATCCGGAATAACCCCATTAATTGCAGAGACGCGATCCAAGACTTTTAATAAAAATTCGCCATGTTTTAAATCCGGTTCTATCCTGTTGCCGCTAGCATCTACATATCCAATTGCCTTTGACCAATATGCCTGAACAAGATGCGTCAAACGTTCGTTTTGCAGCGCGCGAACCTTGTCAGCGGCATCGCTATTTTCACGCGCTAAAACGTCTAAAAGTTTGCGCGTTTCCTGGGACACATATTGTTGCGAAACTCCAAGAACTTCGGCGATCCTTTTTTGGCTGGTTCCTGCTTTTGCAGCTTGTAACAATTCAAACCTACGAACGTCTGCCTTTGCTGTTGTTTCACCTTTTCGCGGACTCATCTAACTGCCTCGAAAAATTCCGATCGCGCGCTGGGTTCAGTGCGAAAACAACCAGTCAAATAATTTGTGACCAATGCGTTCTCCTGTTGCGCTACACCCCTTGCCATTGTGCATAAATGCGCGGCTTCCACATGAACCGCAACCCCGTTGACAAATGGTTCTAACAGTTCACCAATTTGTCTTGTCATTCTCTCCTGAATTTGTAAGCGTCGCGCGTAACAATTAACGATTCGCGAAAATTTAGAAAGTCCCAAGACTTTTCCCCTGGGAACATAACCCACAGAAACATGACCATAAAAAGGTAGAATATGATGTTCACAAGTCGAATAAAATTTAATTCTTTTGTTTATTATCATTTCGTCAGTATCATCTTCAAACCATTTCAAAAAATGATCGGGGTTTGTTCTGTAACCTTCAAACAATGTGTCCCAAGATTTAACCACTCGCGCGGGGGTTTCTGCGATTCCCTCACGAAGTGGGTCATCGCCAATATATTCAATCATACGTAAAACACTATCAGATATGTCCTGTTCGCTTTCCTCTTCCCAAGGGAACCGCACCCACTCCGCGATCTTTTCTTTTTTCTTATCTACCAAAGCGATCACGGGTAATTCATACATTGCCTTAATTTTGCTTGCTGTTTTCCCGCTATCAATAATGTCATCCAGTGCTATATCTGCAACCTTTGGATCTGATACTACAATAGCGCCAAACCTACGCGCTAGACCACTTACAATAGCCCCTCCGCGTGGTATACCCCACACCTTAACCCCAGCCAGTGACAAATCTTTTAATCGTGCATCAACTTCGTCCCAACCAATGTCCACTATTCCACCCCTAGAAACTTATGCACTTGTGGGCTTAATTTCCAATCTGGTAATTCGTAAAGTTTTTTAATTGTTGCTTGCGTGATACGTTCATTTTTTTCTTTATCTTCATAATCAATTGGTTGTAAGAATTTACTGGCTGCTTTTATGTGTTCAAAATTTTCTGGTCTAATTTCTGGGTTCGGGTGTGGATATAACAGTTTCAAGCTATCGCATTCTAAAACAACGATCTGATCTGCTGGTAATTTTGGACTCATGGTAAGGTGATCAACTTTTACGTTAATTGGTTTGGTTCCGTTTGTTTCAATTGCTACCTTGTAATTATAGCGCTGTAACGTGTTCACAAGCTCACTATCAAGCTGTAACGCCGGCTCCCCTCCTGAGATAGTAACCCAGTTCACTTTGCCTAGCTTGCGCAATCCTTTAACGATTTCTAAAGCTGTCATTTTTGTACCCTTTAGAAAATCCGTATCACAGAATGGGCATAATGAATCCGCGCGAGTTTCTGGTCTTCCGTCCCACATATTGCAACCAGATAACCGAATAAAATGACAAACGGTTCCGGTCATTGCTCCTTCACCTTGAAGGGTAGGACCGAACAAGTTATGGACAGTATATTTTCGCACTAGCTTTGTCTGTTTCGTATAGTTCAAGGGATATCAACTTAACTCCAGGTGGTAGTGTCAATGTCAGATTATCTTTGCTGTGCCATTCCATTTTTTTTTGGTGAATTCTCTTTATAAAATCGCTGCACAACGCCTCCGCTGTGGGATCGTAGGGAAACGCTACGTAACCAAACCCCCCCCTAAACCGATCGTCAGATTCGTTAAAGTAAAACTTGTGGTCCATTTCTTCAACTAGCGGAACTATGTGGCGATCTAATTCGTGAAAGTTAACCACCATATCGGTGTCAGGGTTTGCTTCTTCATTCTTCCTCGCTACCTCAACAATTAAACGATAATTATGACCGTGTGGCGAATAGCACTTGTCCTCTTTTCCAACCTTGAAAAGTGCGTGACCCATTTCCCAGGTGTATGTCTTTTTTATCGTGAGCATTCTATATCCTTTCAACTACTATTAAATAATCTAAAACCGGATCGCGCCACCCTAAATCCCAAGTACCGGAACCGTTTGCCTTAATTGAAAACACTTGGAACACATCAGAACACAAGCGCGCGATCATTTCCCTGACCTGTATTTCGTACAATTCGCGTGTGTGGTGTGGGTTGTTTCTTCCTACAAAAAAATTAGTCAAAGGATAGAACCGCATAAAATCGGGATCGGGGGTTGATAAAATCATACGGTGTCGTGTGCGTTTCCAGGTTTCATAAAGTAGAACGTCTTGAAATGCGGGATCTACGTGTTCTATTATTTCAAGCAAAAAAGTCGTATCAAACAATTCGTCATTGTTTTCAAAATAGTCTTCTATGGTGCTAGCGTGGGAATCTTCACGGATAATGTCCCCGCTTAATTCTGTATCAACCGCAACATAACGGGTTGCATACTCTTTGACTAATTCGTGAATACCTTGGTCATCTGCACCAATGTCTAAAAATGTATTACCAGCAGAAAGCGCAACCGCTAGAGATAACCTACGCCCCGTCCATGCATTAAAATCTAACCATTCCTTTTTGTTGTGGGTAGCGTTGAATTCATTGGCTGATGAACTGGGACGCTCACCTGATAACTTAGCCATTCTTTTTTCTTGCTTTCTTATTTGCAGCATAGGCATAATAATTATTTTTAATCATAGGTAACCAGTAAGTTATTGGCTTCCTTGACAATCCCTTTATCCACTTTCTTACGTTGGCTTTGTTAACCTTTACAATTTCAAGCTCCCAGGGGTTCACTTCGTAACGTTCTTCTATTCCGTTGTAGTACAGTGCTGCCCACCTTCGATAACAAGACCAGCAAACACCGCAACCCTTAAAGCCTTTTTTAATTTTCTCCCTGTAGCAAGCAGTCGTTGACTTTAGTGCTTCTAGGTCTTCCGGTGTACTGAACTCTTTTAAGTATTTTTGTATTAATTGCGCTTTGTATAAGTGATGATAAGGAGCAACACAGACGACTTTTCTCTCCAGACAGAGCGACATCACCTTAGACATTAACCATCTGAACCACCGACTTTTGTCGGTGCTACCCTCACCCTTTAACGCGTTTAGGTATATTTTGATCGGTTCGTTTTCTTCCGTTTGATCCACTGAATAATTAACCTGAGAGAGTGCGCCAATCATAAAGAAAAAGGCATTACGTAAGGGAACCCAACCGGAAGCCGTTTCGACATCCGCTAAATCAATACGTTTATCAATTGTAATTAGTTCTTTAGGGTGCAACTTGTAGAGTTGCTTAATTTCCCGCTTTGCATATTCGTGCCCCGCATCAATATAAAGAATTGGAGGCTCACCAAGTAATCGCCAACTCATATAAGAATCCATACCACCGGTGTATAACATCACTTCACGCATTAGTTCCGTCCCCTTTGTGTGTAAAATAATCAGCCAATAAATGACTAGCATACCCTAGCACGAAACCCTGCCGGAAGTATACCCCTAACCCTATTACAATTAGCAACCAAAGCACTTGGTGCCTTCTTTTCCCGATCCTAAGGTGCAGCAAATCATGCCACCTAATTACAGGATGCGAACGGGGTAGCCATTCCTTTTTGTTAATAACTCCTAGCAACATAATGTCAGGAACTACTGCACCCGCTACAGTTGGGAGCAAATCGGATCCCAGGGTGAGAGAAACGAACCCACCGATTAAAGCATGTTCAAATGTATTCATTTATATGTTTCCCGTGTATTAAGCCATGTAAAATATCGTAATCTGGAAGGATATTAGCCGAATCTTCCGCGAAAAACATATTGACCCCGACGTGTTTTCTCATATCTTCTTGGTAAAGCCATTGTGAATATAGCGATAAAATCAGCCGTGGTTTTAGTTTTGTACCTTTCCACGCTTCCAATTTTGCGAAGTGATACGGATCAAACCCTAGTTGCCTAATACGTTTTAGAATCTTCTGTGGTGGTTTCTTCTTGAAAGTATCCCGATCAATTGCTACAAATTCACCCCTACCCATATACAAATGAACCCTGCCGAACTTTCTAGCGGTTAAATGATTAGTACAATCTGTCGAATACGGTTTTAAGTTCGTGATCCTTCGTGCATCACCCAACCCTAAACAATGATACTTTCGCCCTGCTATGTATGGCTGTAGGTTCTTAATGTATGTAGCTATATGACTACCCCCCTGAACCCCTGAGATACCCCCTAGCGCGATTACATCAGAAACCTTGTAGAGTTCTTCTATCTCTTCCGGTTCGTGCCCTCTTGTATAAATTGGTATCGGTTCTAATCCCGCTTTTAGCATCTTGTAAAGGTTCTTTCTTGTTTCTTCAGGATTTCCGATTACATCTAATTGGAAATACCCCCAAGGTTTAACCGGTAATCCCTTAATAAAATCGATGTACTGTTCGACGCCAAACCTTTGATGCTTTTGATGATATGTGTACGCTCCTGAATCTATTAATATGCTCACCTCTTGGGGGTGCTTTTCAGAAAACGAAAAAATTTCAGGGGTTATGTATGGATGTGCTACTAGGATTCGTAGCGGGAGAATTTCACCCCTACTAGATGCTTGGCTCTCCCCTATGAGAGCACTGGTCACATACGCTCCTTTACCCTACCGTCAAGGTGTAGCAGTTCCACACCTTCCAACCCCTTTAGCGCTTCCGTTACTTTGTTGTTTACTTCTTCCCCTTTTTCCATTGGGTAACGAATGCGCAGTACCTCAAGTACTGCATCACCTTCCGTATCTTTAAACGTGTAATCGTCAGCTATATCGGTTACCCAATCGGTTGGGGATATATCGCGCAACAGATCGCGCAACTGTTCGCTTTCGATATCCATGCCATCTATCAATTCGCTAAGCATGTAGTCATCTGTTCCCGCCATTGCTGAGAGTGGATCAAACGTTGCTAGTAGCTTATCCGCTTCCGCTTCTGTTACATCCAGCACCAGCACCGGTACAACTTCGTCCGGTGTAGTTTCTGCACGTAAATGCCCGTTGATTATCTCCAACCCTTTGGGGGTTTCGCGCACTATTAGCGCATCAGCGTATCCCACTTCTTCAAGTATTCCGCGTAATGCTGCTTGTTGTTCGGGTGGATGAGTGCGCCAGTTCTTTGGGTTGGGTATTAGTTCGGAAGCTGCAACCCGTTTAAATTCTCTGATTCTATCCCTGGTTCGCATCCTACTACCTACAAGAACAAGATAGCCAAACCTTAGCACTTCGCAACACTATAACGCAACAAGCTAACAACAATAAGTTATACGTGCTGTAATAAAAAGAAAGCACGTAATAGATACGTAACCTATCTATTTATCTTAAAGGGTATCTATATAATGCTGTTGGAACGTTTAGCTTATCCAACAGTATACCCTTGACAAATCAAAATACAAGAGGGTTAACATTTAGATAATGAAGACATAATACATATTGTAAACATTAATCAATACCAGGATAAGAATCATGGCAAACTTTGTATGTTGTTAATTATATCGCGCTTAGAGAACTGGAAGCCAACACTAAGGGGTTGGAATCAGTTAAACAATGGTAAAAAAAGCAAAGGCCGCGAGCAGTAATGTATAAAACGACAACACACCAGCAGTGCGGCCAATACTAGGTGGAGAACCTAAGTTTAATTCTAGCACTGACAGTACTGCAAAGATAGGGGGACTGCGCTAGATATGTGGGGTTTTGCGCAGTCCCTTTTATAGTGTAAGGGTTTAGGCTGCTAATAGTTATATTAGATTTGAATGTATGTCTAAACCCTTGTAGATATGGGGGTTGGTGGGGTATGTATGAGCGGCATACCATTACAAAGGAGCGAGCACCAACCCTAGTCAACTGTATAGTAACCCAGGATATTAGGCCATTCGTTACCCTGTACAGCTTCCATAACATCACGCTTAAACTGTGGGTGTAGTGCGTGGGTATCCTTGTTAAACGCTTCCACTAAGAAGAACTGGCTTTTGTAATGTATCCCATCTTTTACGGAATCATTAGTATGTGGTGGGTTCCGCTGTTTCCATTTGTTATAGTTCTTGTGTATCGCTATTGTAGGAAGCCACAACATTTTACCCCACTTGGATTTATAAAAGATAACCACATCAGATCTGCACACTTCACCCCATCCAGGAATAGTGACAACTCCTTCGTTAATGCTTCCTATAGATTCAATGGCAATGTTTTCCGTATCATAGAAGTCAGTTTTATACTCGGCATAATAAAACTTGTCGGGTGTTCCGAACACCCTATCAATTGCCTCACTATCCGGTAGAACGTCCAGCTCTGGATCGTTGTAGTAACTTGATAAGTGGGTGCTTATCCACTTATCAATAACACCTTCGCCATCTTTTCCGCGTTTAGCATCTGTATAGAAGTTACTCATAACTAACTACCCCTTTTAACCTTAACGCATCCAACTAGGACCACCTCGTCCGTTTGCTTGGTTGTGCTTCTTATTTCGTGAGAAGAACGCATCTTCCTCTGCGCGTTCTGCTTCTTTCCATGCTTTCCTTGCGCTTTTTCTTTTTGCGCGTTCTGCTTGGTTTCGTGCGTTCCATTCACTAGCCGATTCTTTAGATGAATCAAATTCGCCGTTAAACTTCGCTTTCCGTTCTTCTTCTGCTTGCTTCATCTCTGTTGCGTTCATTTCTCTGTTCTCCCGTTCCTTACTGTATACACAGTATATAACAGAATGCGGTTAACTGTAAACCCCTATTTACTAAATAACTATACTATTTGCCAAATTGGTTGTTATTTATAAAAACGCTTTTAAGTTCTTTGATTGTTCCTAAGGCATCCCGTAATAATCTACGCGCTGCAAAGAGTAGCGGAGGCACTGCAACCATCACGGTAATTAAAACTTCAATATCTATGTTCACACCTAGCGAATTAATCAATGCCATAATTCCACCAGTTCCACCGGTTGCGCCGATCTCTGGGATCGCTTTCTTCATGGTTCGCGTACCCTGCACTAATGAAACCGATCCGGCTTGGGGTTGCGGGGTGGGTGTAGGGGTAACACCCGTTACACCCGTTACACCCGTTACATTAGACGTCAATATCGGTCGTGGTGGTGGTGGTGGGGGGGTAGGTCTTTCAATCGGTGGCGCAGCTTCTGCACGTACACCAGCACCAACTACACCAGTTGGCGGAATCCAAACGTCTTGATCCCCTTCGCTTAACGCTTGGAATGTTACTACACGTTTTAAGAAATCATCCCAAAGGTCACCCTCAAGGATTCGGGTCGGACAATTTTTTCCTGACCAAAACTGGTGCGGCACTGTACCCATAAAACCATGACCCTGTTCGTTTAACTCTGCTACTAACTCAGCAGCACGGTCACGAGTTTTTGAGAAATCAGATCCGTCATTTACGCACAATTCAATTCCAATCGACGTAGTGTTCCCAGGTCCACCACCATCACCGGCATGCCAACCTTGTTCTTCAGTTTGCAAACTTTGGAAAATTTCAGTCTGATCCACCGTGAAATGCCAACTTTTTTGTGTGGGGTTTCCGTTCGCATCTGGGCATCCCTGGTACATATAGCTGGCATGTGCTTCGGCATCGGCAGTTGGTGCAGTGTTGCCGGTTTCATGGATCGTCACATATGCTGCTTTTCCATTGGCAAATAATTCGTTAGGTCTGTTCTCTGTTCTCTGGACTAATCGTTGTTCGATATTCGTCATCCTCTGCCACTGCTCCTGTTAAATTACAAAAATCTTCACGACTTAAAATACAATAACGCAAATTGGGGTGACCGGCTGGGGTTCTTACTTCCAAACCTAAAACAGGAACCGATCCAAATTCCGCTTTGGCTACTGCTTCTTCATAAAGTGCAATACTTGGTCGAACTCTGCTTTTGACTTCTATATCAAAAATAAGACCTGATTTCATGCTTTCAAAACGTAGATCGCTTTGCCTCTTACCTGCACCCGCAATTGCGTCTAACCTACGCGTACCAAAACGTTTTGCCCATTCACGTTCGATGTCTTTAGAACGTGATTTGTTAAGCCGTCCTCTTTTTACGTTTGCGGGATCTGGTTCCATTACATGATATTAACATAGCGTTAACAGATTAACAATAAGGGGATATACCCCCCTTAGGGGGTAATACCCTTTATGACTAATTTATTAGATATTTAGCGCAAAGGGGTTTACATCAAGTTCATACTATGCTACTGTTAACCATAACAAAGGAGATACATGTATATCATACAAAGATTTACAATTGACGTTGGTGCTGAGGTTAACGAGACAGGTGAACCATTTGAAGAGGTTTTAAGCTACCTGGGAACTAATGGAGACATTAAGGTTCTTGATTACACAAACCCAACAGTTGTCTACACATCAGAACAGTTAGAAAATAAACCCCCAGTATTAGCCAATATTGTTCCAGCAGTGATTGACACCATACGGGATTTGCCAAACGTGATAGATCGTGAGCCTGATATAGAAGAAGTCAGAAGAACGTTGCACGCTTTGGAAGCAATCGAGGAAGGACGTAAAAAAGCGAAAGAACATATACAAACAGAGATCCACGAAAGATTGGTCGAATCCGATCATAAATTCTACATACACAGCGAGGACGAAAATGCTTGAGTTTATCGAAGGGTTGCCCACCTGGATAGCTGCTATGCCGTTTTTTATAGTTGGGATCGGTGGGTTGCTTCTCGTGTGGGGTTGGAAATACATACAAGCCAAACCGGTTCCGGTTGGTAAGCAAGAAAAAGGATTTAAGGAGATTTGGAAAGAAAAAGGAAAATACAAAAATGTCAACAAATAATGATGACCTGTATCACCTTCTTAATATCATAATCGAAAGGCAGGACGAATTATCTGATTCTATTGACGAATTACAAGTAGACTGCCTGTACGAATTATCTGATTCTATTGACGAATTACAAGAATTCTACAAAGGTAGCTTGGCTGCCATATTTGCAGATGCTGAGGCATCGGAAATATTCAAAAAACTAATACAAAAAGGACAAAAAGATGGCTAGATTTAATATTGACGATTATGAAATGGTAAAAGATAGACTGCCTGTTTTTTATGACAAATATAAAGACGGTAGGGTTACAACTGAAATACACAGCGAAACGGACAACCATGTAACAATTAAGGCGTGCTTGTTTAGCTGTATAGACGATCAGGTTAAAAACTCCCCCTTATCCACTGGATACGCTAGAGAAGAACGCGGGGGTCATATTGATAAGTACACCGAAAACGCCGAAACCTCAGCAATTGGTCGCGCATTGGCAAACCTCAATTTGTACGGTGTACAAGCTGAGGAAACAGGAAATCGACCAAGCAGGGAAGAGATGACCGCAGTTAAGCAACCAGAAAAAAGCTTGGCTGATTTTGCAAGAGAGGATCTTAAACTTAGGGAAGTTTCAAGCGAAGCAAAACCCGCGCTACCCTTCTCACAAACGAAAGTTAATCCTGCCAAACATGCAGATTTGATAACACAGCTTGAAGATAACAAGCCAGGAAGTACGCAAAGCTTCCCACCACAAAAGCAAATAAAAGCCGATCGTTCAAGCGGAAACATGGCACCGATTGAGATGCCGAACAATTTCAATTGTCCACATGGTTTTTGTGAAGTTGGTGCGGATAATGATCAGCGTACTTTCCTACAACAAACCGCACCAAGTGCGATCCGTGGTGGGGTTGCAAAAGTAGAAAATTGGGACTGCGACATTATCTCTTGCAGGAAAAGCAACCTAGAAAACGTCCGAGTTGATGGTGGGCAATGGTGCAATGCACAATGGAAAAAAGAAAATTGGTTCAAACTTGCACAAGCAGGAGAAAACACCGACTGGGACAATGGAAGCCATATCGCATGAGTGAACACCCAGAAGATTATCAAGAATATAACCTGAACGAATACCTTACCAATTACCAAGATTGGTTAAAAAATAAAGGATATACCACGAGAAAAATAAAGACGCATGTTCTTAATGCGCGCGCCTTTCTTATGCAACAACAACCAACCGAAGACGAAAAGTTTCTAGAATTTATGGGTGGCTTTGGTAATGATATCGTTGAAAGTTTTAGAAATCACTGGTCAAATCATGATGGTAAAAGGGTTTTACCGTTGAACAAAAAAGAAAAACGTCTTGTGCAATCTGTAGCAGCAAGGATCGGAGACACCCCCGCTTTACGCTTGCGAAATAGTGCGCTTGTTTCTCTTCTCCTGGAACCCTTACCCGCTTCTGTACGTGTTAGTAGCTTAGTATGGTTAGCATTTAACGATCTTTACAGAGATGACAACCATGGCGGATTGCAAAAATTTAGCGAATGGCCGGTTCTAGAAATAGATCCAAAATTCAAGATAGCCGGCGTTAATCTAAACACGAGAAAAGGGAAATATTTAATTACGTTAACCGAAAACGCGTCAGAACATTTAAGTGCTTATGTAATGTGGCCAGAAGGTTGGAGAAAGGTCAAACCATATTGGTCATCGTATCTGTTCACCCCGATCGGTTTGAACTTATCCATGGCAGGCAATCTTATTGAACCAATCAGTAGGCAAATAGCTTGGAGATTAGCGAAGCGAGCAGGAGAAGATGCCGAAATTAAAGGAACTTTGTATCCCGAAATTATGAAACAGGCACTAAACCAGGATGACGAAAATGAATAATGCCGAAGAAATTAAGTCAGCGCTTTGGAGAGAACGCAACAGATCGCAACCCAGGAACAGCAAAACCGCACCTTGTCCCAGTTCGTGTGCACACGCACACGAAGACAACAATCCGTCTTTCTCTGTTTCAAATGTTAACGGGAAACTTTTATGGCATTGTTTATCTAATAGGTGCTCGCAAATGGAAGCAAAACAAGCGCTTGATGAACTGGGTTTGTTAGGTAGTAAGGAAACACCCCCGCCACCGCCCCTACAGGCAGCACCACCACCCGAAAACCAAAAACCTAGAGAATGGGTCTACCGTGATAAAAACGGATTACCAGTAGCCGTACACGGTAGATGGGACACACCCACTGGAAAAGTGATCCGGTGGCGTTTACCTGATGGAGATTACAAAGGCAGCGGGTTGGGTGATTTAAAAATTGAAGCTATGCCCTTATATGGTGCGGAGTTAATAAAAGAAAGACCAACCGATCCGGTAGTCTTTTGTGAAGGTGAATCGGCTGTAGATGCATGCAGGGAAAACGGTTTATTAGCTGTTACAAACGGAGGCGGATCCAGTCAGCAAAAATTCGGATCTAGTTTGGAGATTTTGCGAAATCGTAAGGTTGAACTATGGCCGGATAACGATCCCCCTGGGCGCATATTGATGAACACGATACAAGAACAATTAAAACCGATCGCTGAATCTGTAAAAATCTTAAATGTTGGAAAAGAAATGCCGTTTAAGGGTGATGCCGTTCAATTTTTCGGTGATCTTAAGGGAACCGTTGAAGAACTCCGCACCTACTCAGAACCAGTTGTCGAACATCTTGATTATGACCGATTACAAATTACTGTCCCTCTGGAACTTTCCGAAAGTGGGGGCGTTGTTACTTTTCTACTTGAGAATATAGCGTCTTGGGAGGGTTCAATTAATGCGCTGCTCACTATAACCCCACCCAAAAGTCCGATCCATAGCCAAAACTATGGAATGAAAAGAAGGGTCAACCTTTTATCAAGTAGCAACATTGCCGCAGTAGTGCGAGAAGCAAAAAACAATTTTAAAGATTATGACTGGGGTTCTTTGATACCTAGTACGCTAGCGCTAGCGAATAAAGCCGTAATTGATAGCGAACAAAACGCACCGATCGATCTCGCTTCCGGTATGGATTACGCGGTCCAAGAATGGTTAGTGTCTAAGTTGATTCCAATGACTACTAATTCAATTATTTTTGGTTCTGGTGCAAGTATGAAAAGTATTGTATTGCATTCTTTGGCGTTGCATGTGGGAATTGGTGAAGATTGGATCGGTCATGATGTTGAACACACCAACCAAAAGATACTTGTTTTAGATTATGAGAATTCGGCGGATACCTGGAAACGACAACAAAGGCGTTTGCTTGATGGTATGGGTCTGCGCAACGTTTGGCCGGAAGATCGGATCACGTATTTACCGATGAGGGGGATCGCGCTTAGTTTGCAAATGGAAAGATTGCAAAGAATCATAAGGGAAAATCAGATCAAGTTTTTAATTATAGATTCGGCAGCGCTTGCTGTTGATGGTGATCCCATTGATACGAACGTTGTGACAACGTATTTTAACGCACTACAACGGCTTAACTTGCTTGGGTGTACCACTATCACGATCGCACACATTCGACAAGATAGTAGCTTAAAAGAAAACGAAGCCGGAACAATGAAGCCGTTTGGTAGTTCATTTTGGACGAACAGTGCAAGGGCTACTTTTTATGTGGAAAAAGAGGTCTGGGAAGGGCGATCGGATACATATACACAAATATGGAAATGTCGTAAATTTAATTTCGGTTATCCCCCTGGTGATTTTACCGTCCGCGTAAGGTTTGATGATCCCGAGGGAGCTATTACAATAGAACGTGACTAGCTATGGAATCAGAAAACGTCGATCCAAAATTCGCACTTTATGACGAACAATATAAAGCGATTTTTTGCGACGAACGTTTCGCAATAATTGAAGCAAGTACGAAAAGTGGCAAAACTGTGGGTTGCCTAGCTTGGTTATCTAATGAGGCATGGGTCAAGAACCCAATTTTCGTCCATTCTGACGGTTCGGAATCAATCAACGAAGGTCGGATTTTTTGGTGGGTTGCTCCTGTTTTTTCTCAAGCCATGATCGCATTTCGACGAGCAAAATTAGCAGTTAAACCGGAACTGATGCGCAAGGCAAACGATTCATCTTTGACTATTGAATTAACAAATGGCAGTCACATTCAGTTCAAAAGTGGCGAGCAGCCTGACAACCTTTATGGCGAGGACGTTTGGGGTTGTGTCATTGACGAGGCTTCACGTATGCGTGAAGACAGCTGGATCGCCATCCGTTCAACATTAGCAGCGACAGAAGGTCGATGCCGAATAATTGGAAACGTGAAAGGTCGCAGCAACTGGGCTTATAAACTTGCGCGACGTGCTGAGAGTGGAGAAGATCCCAATTGGAAATACTCAAGGCTCACCGCATACGATGCGATTATTGGCAACGTGCTTTCAGAAGCTGAAGTCGCCGACGCGAAAAGAACATTACCAGAAGGTGTCTTCCGTGAACTTTTCGAGGCAATACCAAGTGATGACGAAGGGAACCCCTTTGGTCATAAATATATTAATAAATGCATAACCGAATCACTATCGCCAAAAGACCCCGTTTCTTATGGGGTGGATTTGGCAAAAAGTTATGACTTCACTGTAATTGTAGGTTTAGATGAAGATAACAACGTTTGCCGGTTTCAAAGATTTCAACACGATTGGGACATGACTGAACGTTTAATATCAATAGAGATTGGAAATGTACCCACACTAATTGACAGCACCGGCGTTGGCGATCCGATTGTGGAACGCTTGCAAAAAAACCACCACGTCGAAGGGTTTAAGTTCTCGTCAACATCAAAGCAGCAAATCATGGAAAACTTAGCGATCCAAATTCAGCACGGCGAAATTGGTTTCCCTGACGGAGATATTACGCGAGAGTTACAAGACTTTGGTTACGAGATAACCAGAACCGGTACACACTACCAAGCAATTAGCGGTCACGATGACTGCGTTTGTGCTTTAGCGCTTGCAGCTTGGCAATCTAAAGACACCCCAGGTTGGGGTATTTGGTAAGCTATTTAAGCCCCTCGGAAATCATGATCGCAAGTGTCAAGCACATCGAGGGGTTAAAAAGGAACTATGCCCCCAGCGAAAAAAAACCCCTTAACCGGATACGTCAGCCTTATCGGTGGCTTGATTCCTATTGTCGGAATTTTGCTAGGCATGGTTGTCTACGTCATAAATTTAAACTCCACAATTTCTGACAACGCTGAAAAACTCGAAACGATAACAGCGCAGTTAAACAACCCAGCCGTCAAGGATTTCCTGGAACCGAACCAATATGGCGAGACAGAAATGAGCAACCGATTGAACGGCTTTACTTTTGAATTGTACGAGCAGATATACCCCAAACTGGAAGCACTGGAAGAACAACTTCTGCTGATTGAAATTGCATTGCAAGACTTGGATGAATCGCGAGTCGGGACTCTTCATTTTTTGTATGGCATGAGTGCAGAAGATGGTGGCGTTCAGCAAAGTCTTCAATCGATCAAGACACATTTAAGTGTGATTGAAAAAGAAATGGAAAATATCATGTCTGACCATTCGTGGTATGCCGAGTACATCTCGAAACTGGATGATCAATTGCTTGATATGGGGATTCGTATCCAGACTCCACAAGACACGGGTTATGGTGGTGGTTATAGTACATACCGCTAATTAGTTCTTAAACGCTCTCAGAGCGTGATCCCATCTCTTAAAGTGTTAAAGTGTATCAATATGCAGAAACCGAAAAAACCCCATACATTGCAGTACTCTTTAGCCTTTTATTTTGAAGCATCAGCACAACCAAAACCCAAGGAAAAGAAAACCAAAACTAAAAACCGATCTTAGATGTTCCCAAAGTTGCATAGCCTAGAATAAAATTACCGCCAACTTTTCCCGTTTCAGAGTTTAACGTCAAACCTGCTATAAATTTTTGGGGTCTGAATTGCATATCAATACCAATGACAAAATGGTCTTGTGAAATTGTGCCAGTACCAGGTGGTGAAAATTCAACAGTCAGAAGATCGCGGATCTCCATAGCTAGCACCTTTGTCATTAATGTGGCATTTGCTTGTGGTGCTAGTTGTATTTTTCTAATTCTTAATTCCGCATCTTTAAACTGGTCCAAGGCTAAACTTGTCAAGCCTGAAACATCCCCGTCAGTAGCATTTACCAATCCGGATCGCGATAAAGAACGCGTACCATAATCAGTGATCGACGTGGTGTCTGTATTGGTTTGTTGTGCTCCGCCAGTACGGGTAAAAGCGATACTGTTTTTGACAAGGTCGCTTTCATAAGTCAAATCAACTTTTGTTATGGGTAAAGCGGAAGGGCCAAAAGTGCCAACATTGGTTTTCGTCTCCAAACTAATGGCGTCTTCATAAATTAATTGATTTGCCTTTGAACCGTACACAGTGGCAACGTCCACACCCTCACTGTAGGCAATAGTACGTAACGCGCTTAAGACATTTGTGTTTGCATAAGTTGTTGCCTGCATACTGTGTATACCAGTATCAATAGATCGATCAGTCAAATTAATTTCATCCAAAACGCTTATGACCTGTTGCCCGGATAAACCCGCCGAAGTCGTTGTCGAAAACTCAGCTTGCCCCGCGTCGTACAAAATATCAGAAGCCAAAACTGTAGCGGTTGCGTCTCCTTTGTTAACTCCGGCAGGTTGATAACCATAGTCCCAAGCACGAATTACGCCCTTATATATAAGTGTCGTAACAGCAGTTGTCGGATGAGTAGCATAGACCCGCATCATTCTTCCTGGTTTAATATTTCCGTAATTCGGACCCGATGTATAAGTCGGGTCATATTGCCTCGAATTGTTACCAAGTACGACTTTACAAACGCCAGATCTAAATTCTTCTAACTCACGACTTTTGCCTCGATTAATACCAACCGATCTGACATCACTGGAAACGTCAGTATATGTGGCTGACGGATCGCCGAGCCCGCTGACACCCAGAACAAAAGCACCCAAGGAAGCGTCACCCCAATCGGGACCGCCCGTAAATTTAATCTCGACTTTTATGGTGGGAACTGCGACAGACATTATGGTGTCGCGTTCTGTGCGTTCAATACTTCAGCAGGTGTTTGACCTTGACTAACTGCATACGCGTCAATAGCTTCGACAATAGCGCGCCCTGATTCATCACTAGCAAAAACATTGCCTTCGACCGTTACATTGTAAAAAACACCTTCGGCAACTTCCTGTACACCCGTCCGAGATATCCCACCAACAAGACGATCTAAACCAGAACCACCCAACCCAAGATTGCCACCACGAATTTTGACCATGCCGTGCATATCTAATAAATTGGATTCCATTTGCGCATTAAAATCATTTCCCCATTGTGTACCAGCATCTAATTGGGAAACATTAAAACCCCCAATTACACCAGCCGCGACCATTGCGTTTTGTATTTCATTAGCGCGGATCTCTGTTTTTCTTCTTTCTTCTGCTCGTAATCCTTCCGCATATCCGTCCTCGATCCCTTCTTTTGATCCTTCCTTGACGGCTTCTTTCATAGCTTCAATTTCTTTTGCCTTTGCTTTCTTTTGTTCTTCATTAGCTTTAACTAAAAGGTTTAAACCTAGTGCATCATTCATGCCGCTAATACCCGCGCTTATTCCTGTTGTCTTGTAACGTTTCCGATCTGCTTCTAGTTTCGGAATGAAAGATCCGGCATCGATCCCTTTTCCTATATCACCCATATGTCGACTTAGGTTCCCTAAACCCAAACCAGAGAAAGCCATACTATCAGCCATTGCCTTTTTCTCTTTATCCCAAACCTGATCGTCTCCAAGGATTGCACGCGCTGCGACAACTCCAGGAGTTACGCCGACGACTTTGGAGAAAATCTTACCGAATAATCCACCCGTTAATTTGTTGCCGATTGCTTCTATTTTTTCGATGACATCTAAGTAGAGGCGCAGACCTTTTTTGATTAGTTCAAAAGGTCCAGCCAGGTTCGGGGCAATTTTTTTGATTAACGTAATCAAGGCACCGATCCCTTTGAAAACCAATTTAATGACTTCGACCCACACTTCAAAACCGGTCTTAACCATGCCAAAAATAATCTTAAAAACCGGCTTAAGCGGTTGGATTTTTTTGATTAATTTCGGCAGCAATTCCATACCTTTAGAAATTCCGCGTGCCAATCCATCCATAGCCTTTGCCACCAATGGTAAAACTTTTAAACCGACTTCAGTCATGGATATTTTCATGGAATTCATCGCGTCTTCCATTTGATCGGACGCGGTGTTTTCCATAGTGTCAAAAGCTTTTTGAGTAGCACCGGTCGCAGCTTCCATGTTTCCCAATTGCTCGGTAACTTTATCGCTATTTGTTCCGGTAATTTGTAACGCGGCATTCATTGCTTCAACGGAACCGAAAAGATCGGTAAATTCCTGCTCTGGCATTGTGCTTCTTAATTCTTCAAATATTTCGCCGGTTGACTTTCCTTCTGCGATCAACTCCCTAAAACTTGACCCAAGTTTTTCGGATATTGCATCAGACAATTTTGTACCGGTTCTACCTGCTTCGACAAGTAAACCGTTCAGACGTGTAACTGATGCGTTAGTGTCTCCAGTTTGTGCGGTCATAACTGCAAGATCGGCAGATATGTCTTTGAAATTAACACCCATGGCTGCCGCAGTTGGTAAGACTCGACCAATCGCATTTGCCAATTCTGGCATGGTCGTCATTCCACCTTTAACGGTTGTAAACAAAATGTCAGATACTTCTTGCGCACCCCCAACAGAATCGCCGTAGACATTCATTACCCCAGCAAGTGCACCGACAGAAGTTTCCAGATCGGTCACTCCCCCTGAAGAAGTCTTGGCTGCCTGTGTCATGAACTCCATAACGTTCTCACGAGGGACACCAGCCGAGATTGCATTATATAAGCCTTTTGTTGCGTCCGCTAAATCGACACCCATTGTTTTGGAAAATTTCAAGACATCCTTGTTCATTTTCCCAAAAGCTTCGTCAGTAATATCGGGTAACAGGGTTCTAACTTCCCCCATGCCCTTCTCAAAACCTGCTGCCATTTTTACTGATGCGGTTAAACCAGCAACAGCAGCAGCAGCAGCAACAGCAGGCAAAGGTCCTTTTGCTAATCCCTTAAGCTTGCCACCAATTTTACCAGCAGTAGAACTGACTTTGTTTAGTTCTCTACTAGCTTGGTCTTTTGCTGTGACAATGATTTCTATGCGGTTGGAACCCATAACCATATCCTAGTACTCCTTTTTTGCTAAAGCGCTAGGATCACGCCCTGAGAGCGTGCAGCGCTAATCTTTCCGCTTATCTCTACCGGCTTCAACCACAGCAACCAACCGCAAAACTGACACCGGTTCATTTAAAACCTCGCTTGGTAGCTTGTGGTATCGCTGGGCTAATCCATCCACCAATTCACTATGTGTCAACTCTAGTGGTTTGCGGGTGACAACACCATCAGTTCGTCGCTGCCCTTCTCCAACGGTGACAAATTGTTGGATGTCGTGGAGGGTAAAGGGTCTGGCTCTGAAACAGCCGAACTCCATTCTTGAATTATTGTCGTGCAAGCTTGCGGGGGTAATTCAAAAAACGCCTCGACAGTTGGTTCAATTCGTATCCCGTGTTCGTCTTCCAAGTTCCAATCTATAAGAATTTTCTCACTAAAAAGAGTGAAGGCATCCCGTATCCCCTCAGTGGCGGAATCATCAGCAATTGGCGATTCCGATACTGAGGCTTGAAACTCCAGGAAAAGTGACAAGGGTACATCTAATTTAGCCGTGACTTCCAACCCTGAAAGGGTTGTGTCATTGGCAAATTTAATTACGATTTCGCGACGTTGTAAAGTGAACCCCGCCATACTAAACGGTTGTCCAAGCTGGTACAGTGCCTGACTGTAAACTCAGATCGGAAGACCATGTCAGACCGCCATCTGTAGCGCGATCTAAATTATATGACCCGACCAAAACCTCGACGGTTAAAATCGGTTTGCCAGAGGTGTTCCCGCCAACGGCATAACTCATCGTTCGCGTGCCTGACAATGTAGATAAGACCGCATGACTTTGGTTTGATGCTGAATTAAATACGCCAGATACTGACACAGTGATATCGCCTAAGCCTATTAATCTTTCGATAGCTGACTTGTCAATACCAGTAATGTCTAGCAAATTTTGACCCTGGTTAAACGTGACGTTTGTTACGTCATTTGAGATGTCGCGAAGTGACCCGCTACTGTCGTCTAATGCGAAATAGTCACCGAGACCTGTTTGTTTTGCCATGATTTTCTCCTAATTTTTTGACTTTTTAAAGCCTTATTTTTTTGACTTTTTAAAGCCTTGTTAACGCAACACATAAAACAAGGGTACTGAAAGTGCCACTTGTCAAAAGTCTTACGTATCGTTCAACGGTGCCGCTAACACTTAGCAGCTCAGAAGTCTTGCCAGTCACGGCTGTGAACGTGCCCAGCGTGCCATAAGTAATGTTGTCGGGACTGTCCTGGATGGTGACCGTAGCCGTTCCTGATGACAAGGAAAATGATTGAATCATTGCACGCATGCCATCAGCAGATGAAGCGGCATTATCAATAGCACTATAAGTCGTGCCACTAGAATCTGAGACTTTACCACCTGTTAACAATTTACCAAAGTCTGGACTTGTTCCGTTTGTTGCCTGATAATCCACCGAACAAGAAACGGGACCACCAGTTGGTCTATCTACATAATAAGTCCCCTGTTTGCTAACTAGCATTAAAACAGGATCGCCAATTGAAGTTCCAAGCGGGACAAAAACGTTCTGATCTGCTGTTGGAATTTTCCCACTTAACGCCGTCCAAATAGCGTGCCCCTTGCTTGCTGCATTATCAAAGAACGCCGAGCACGATAAAGTCCCATCTTTCAAACCTGCCAATCTTGCAGTAGCTGCAAGATCCAAAGTTGTGACATCTGTTAGTGCTTGATTTGAACCGATCCCACTTAATGCCGATACATCGCCACTTAAGTCAGTGCCTTCGACATAGATTCTTGTGTTTAATCCTGATGTTTTGACCATGTCATTCTTCCTTTTTTAATGTGGCTGTACCACGTCTTACGAGAAAGTCCCAATTCGTCTCAGGTGGACAACTTTCGGGATCGTCACCTTTTGATATTTCTAACCCATCGACAAAAAATGTTTCTGTGATTTTGTCAATTTGTTCTGCTTTAATTCTAGACGCCTTAACTTTAGGACGGCCTTTGTACTTATTACTCGCCATTTCGTCTGACCTCTTCTTCTTCATATGATACGCGTCTACTTGTAAACCTACCCGTACTAGGATCACGCGACAAATTAAGATCCTTAAGTAGCGATGCCGATTTAGATCCAAATTGAGAAGCTACAGATCCCTTGATAACAGATAAGAAAGCACTGGCTGCGGTTGCTACCACAACAAGCAACCAACTTAAACCGATTTCATCAGAAACCTGGGTAGCCACAATTACCCCGACAGCAGCTTGGATCGCTGTTGATGCCGCGCGTTCAATAACGTCTTTTAATGATGCTAAAAATTTATCGACCATACCTTCCCCCATGTGCAATTAACCGCAAACCTAACAAAATAAGAAAGGTCACGAATATACCAAATTTAACAATCATTACAATGCCTCAAGTGCTGCTTCTAATGAGCCATATTCTTCAATCATGCGCTTAAGTGATGCGGCTGTTGCTACATCGTTAGGATGTGGTGGTTCCTCGTAATGCGCTGCCTTGAGAACTCCGTCAGATATGTTCGGTTCATCGTCAACGATAACTTCCAAGGTGTCTTCTGCAACGCCTAAAGATGCAGCGGCATCTCTTAAAACTATTGCCGGATCCATGTCTGCGGAATCTACACAGAACAAAGTAGTCCCGAATTCATCCGCTAACCAGTTTCCTGTTGCCTTTTCTCGAACATAATATTTATGATGTGACATTATTTCTCCTTATGTCATCGCTACAACGTATACATCTTTCACGTATACAGTACCGGATGAAGCTGGGAAAGCCGTGATGTTAATTGCCGTAATTGGTGAAGTTGTTCCTAATGCGGAACCCGTTCCAGCCGCATCGGCGTTAATCGGTCCAACTACATTAGCCCCCGGACCAGCCACTCTTTGCGCAAAGAAGTCAGAACCGTTCACGTTATAATTCGTATCAAAGTTTGGAAATGCAAAAGCATAACCAACACCAGTTGTAACGCCTCCCGCCGTATAAATGAAACCAAGGTTATAGCCCGCAGTACTTTCTACATCTGTAGTACCTGCTGATGTAGTGTATGACCAAGATACATACTTCGATCCGCCTGTGATGTTCACATCACGCCAACGGCACATAATATAAAATGGCTTAGTAATTGACAGCCCCGTGATGGCTGTAATTGTGGCCTTTGATCCACCAGACAATGAATTCTCAGTTGTCGAAGATCCGACAACTGACCAAGCACCACCACCACCAGCGGTAGCCCATTGAGGTGCTGCACTCACGCCCTGCGCGGTCAGCACTTCCCCCGCGCCGCCAAGGGCAATTTCTTGAACGTCTCCGCTGCCATCTGTGTGGAATGTTTTCCAAGTCCCGCCGTTGATATCTGTCGCCGTTATATTTCCAAATGACGGGGCAGATGTTGCGCCGCCACTCTTCAAAACAGTGTTGGCTGCCCCCAAACTTAACTCAGTCACAGCAGAAGAATTATTGCCATAATATACTTTGTTTGCCGATGTTGATAATTCCGTTGATGCAACATTTGACCACGTTGGATTTGACGTTGCTCCCGCGCTTTTGTATACGGTGCCAGATGCGCCTAAGGCAACCTCAGTTAGCGCGCCAGATGAGTTCGTAAAAAGTGACTTGTCATTTCCCCAACCTGTCAATTCTGACGCTGCAATTGTTCCCCACTCAGGAGCTGTTGCCCCGCTGTTTGTTTTTAAAACGTTGGAAGCGCTGCCGATTCCTAATCGACTTACTGCATTGGCTCCCGTGCCGTAGACGATATCGCCAGCAGTTGTGACTTTGCCACCTGCTGTTTCAATAATATTGCCGGATGCGCCAATTAGATTGTTCCAAATTGTGGCTGTAATTACTTGCCCAGTAGTGTAGTCAGCCGGTGTTGTCCATGCCATATTTTTCTCCTCTTATGGTGTTATTGTTGTATCACCTAGAACCCATACGTCAAGCGTTTGGGTTGTTTGGATATACCAATTGCCATTTATTTCCGAATTTTCAACAGAAGCGTCATTGACTTGGATTTGACTAGCATTACCAGAAAGCGCGGCATCACCTAATAACGCGGAGCGAATACCCGCGATCGCGTTCCAGGTTTCAAGTGTCACTTTTTCGTTTGTCGAAGGGTCTAAACTAGCAGGGTGCCAACTTCTAATAGTCACTGTCGTAATTGTTGATTCATCACCTAATGTCCTCATGGGTTCAATAACAGATAAACCAGAAACCCAAAACGCACACCAAGGCACAGCGGGTATGTTCAGGGGTTCACCACGGCTCACTGCTACGAAGGAAGGGGACATACCTGTAACAGTACCCAGAAGCGTGTCAATTGTATCCAGTACGCCGGCTCTGCTCATCTGAGAACCCGCATGACTTCATTACTCCAAACCTTCAAAAGTGGAGACGCGCTTCCTGTTAACATATCCGCTGTCTTTTTAAACATGGGATTGCCTTTTAGTGAACGCTTAAAAGGTTGGGTCGATTTACGATATAGGAATTTTGTCGATGTCCGTGTTTTGAATTTCAACGCTTTGCTTTTGCGGGGGCGGATCTTTTGTGCTGATGCACTCCTGCCATTTTCAACGATTCCCGCATAGGGTACGTCAGAGCCATATGCAAAACGACCAGGAGCAATTATTGCCTTAAATGGGTTAAAAACTTTACCGCGTATTCCACGACTAAGATGTGAAGTCTTTCTGCCACCAATAACATTTGGCGCGGGGCTTGGTTTGTATCCTTTTTTTATATTTGTCTCAGCAAGTAGGACGGTTTTTTTCATTGCTTTTGTATAAGATAACGCCAAGTTGACTTTAAGCTGAGGATCAAAAATAGGACCTTTTGTTTTAACGCGCATTAGAAAGTGACCCCCGCTGTTGCAGAGTGTGTCGCAAATGAATCAATGTTATGTAGGATCGTGCGCCTTTCACTTTGCACACTGGAAAAGGTAGCACCAGAAATTGTAATCTCATCTTGCAACCCACCAACACGGTCAACCCATGATAAGCGGCTTAAATCTAGACAAGTCTGGGTTAGTGTTGCGGGGTATGTGAAGACATAAACCTGATCTGTGTTTGCATGGGTTGTTGCCGTTGTACCGGCAACGCCACGTTCCACTGTTAAAGTATTTGACGAAATTGATTCAATGTACATGGCTTCACTGTTAACAAGAATAGTCTGCGCTGCTGATAAATTGCTAGCATCAGTAGTCACTATGGTTTTCGTTGTTGTAGAAGTAACTGCGCCGTTTAATGTGGTATCACTTGTTTTGTTATTTTGCCAACCCCAGGTTCCAACAATCGAAAGAACTTTTTGACCAACCTCTGAAAATGGATCAGTATTAGATCCGGCATCCTTGTATTTCATCCCAATAAATGGCGAAGCAAATCCAACAGGTAAACCAGAATATGGCGTAAGAACGTAGTCAGTATTTTCCACGAGCGCAGTCGATGTTGACCGATCTGTTCCAGAATAAAGTGTGGCACTTGTTACAGAAACCAACCAAGGCAAAGACATTCGTGATGGGTACAAACCATTCCACAAGACATCCCTTGGATCGTCAAGTAAGGTTCCGGAACCTTCGTCGAATTCAATGGTTGCATTTATGGGACCAAATGAGCCTTGATTACCACAATAGGCTTCAATTTCCCGCGTTGATACTTCCAACAATCGTCGGATGCTTGCAGCATCACCTGTCCAACTGGAACTGTACGAGGTTGTTGCCAACCAGTTTCTAAATTCAGATTCTGACGCTAGTGTGTACGCGACCATTATTTATTTTTTTTTGCCTTTAATTCTTTATTTGCTGAGGTTTCGACTTTCTTAAAAAAAGTCGCGTATTGCTTCGCTTGCTTTTCTGTTAACTCTGCTGTATCTCCAATTGCAAATTTATTGCCACCATATCCTGCGGCATCTTTTTTGCTGTTGATGATATCACCAGCACCAATTGTGACGTTTTTAATTGCTTTATATGTTGTCATTATTTTTTCCTTTTTTCTCGGGGGTTGCTACCACAACCCCCAAAAAAACTACATACCTAAACGTTAGGCTTGGACACCTATCACAAAGGCAGACGAGTTACTGGTAGCACTGCCCATCCTATAAGTGAATTTAAAACCGACAAGTCCAGCGTCCCAATAAACCTCATCTGAACGACTGACTGTGAAGCCTGTCCTTTCAAATAAATAGACCCACGACCAGTCACCAAACAAGACGTTGGTCTGACCTGTCGTGACAGCAGTACCTAAACCGTTTCCGGTGTTATCGTCTTGTAAATAGCGCTTGCCTAAAAGCCATTCTGACGGCCCTTGAGTAAGACTATCTAACGCATGAATTCCCGCTGCCGTACCTGCTATCGCCGCGATTGCCGCAGCAATCTGTGACGTTGAAATGAACACCGCATTGTCAGAGTCGCGGAAGTCAGCGTCAATTTGATAGTACAAATTTGTCAAGTCAGCAGCCGTTATGGATGCCGCATTGGCAAAGGTGTATTGAGAGACGCCTACTCCACCAGTCATTACGCCTGCCCAGGCACCAGTCCCGTTCAACAATTTGACGTTCTGATATTGACCGGCTGCCTTACGACAAGCCCCTGCTAGAAGGTCGGGGACATTCATTGCCTCGTCTGCCAAAAGCTCATCCGAGACTTGAATAAGTGACCCTGACTTTTCGAGACTATAACTGACCTGTCCAATCGTCGGTTTTACGGCTCCTGGTGCAGTGGCTTCAGTCATGGCTGCCCATGTAACGGCTGCCATAGAAGGAGCGTAGCCGTCCTTCCCTGTGACACGAATATTGGTCGTTCTGTCTCGTAGCGTGCCTCCTGGCTTGCCTTGATATAGTTCGACGTTGCGGGCAATGAATTCCTCAGGGACATAATAACCGCCGTCGGCATCTGTACCTTCCGTCATTTGTTTAATTGCCCACTCTGGGGAATTTAGACGAAAGTCAGTTTCTGATTTTTTACTTGACCAGATCCTAAATGCGTCCGTGTATCTTTGCGCTTCGGCTTTTACATTTTCGCCAACATGATCCATGACATATTGGGGTTGTGCAGCAGCTGGCATATGACTTATGTAATTTTGAGGTCGATAATTAGGATCATACTTTGATCCTTTTCTCTCTTCCTCTTTTTTGACTATTACCATTTCAGCAGGACTTGGCGTTGCTTCAATGCGGGTGGCATCTAGGTCACGCGTATCTGCTTGAAGAACTTTTATTTTGTGTTCTGCTTCATCAAGGTCTGCCGCATTTTTTAGAGACGTTTCCGCTTCTTGTGAATACTTGATCGCTTGTTCTGCATTACCTGCGTCTAAACTTTCTTGTGCCTTAATGGTTGACGCGTGTGCATCATCCCTAAGACGGGTTGTTTCTTGTGACATTATTTTTTTCCTTTTGTTTGTGTTTTTAACCACGCTAATTTGACACGTGCAACTTCTCGCGCGGCTGCGGCTTTGATAGCGGCAGCGGCTTGTTGCATCGCGTGATCTTGTGTGGTGTCTATATCTTGGGAATATATACCAGTCGTCTCGGTTTCGTTTACAATTGATTCATAAACGTC